AAAAAATGATGTATACTCTCATTCAATATCAGATTAAATGATTAAAAAAACTGTTATTAAAGTAAAGAAATAGAAAAAAATAGAAAATAAGTAATAAAGTTAAGTAATGACGAGTTGCACTAGACGTATTATGAAAGAATTAGAAGAGATCACAAAAGACCCACCAGATAATTGCAGTGCAGGTCCTGAAAATGAAGATATACATTCATGGAATGCAACAATAGTTGGTCCTATAGATAGTCCTTATGAGGGTGGAATCTTTAGATTAAAGATATATTTCCCACAAACATTTCCATTCAAAGCACCATTAGTGCAGTTCGTAACAAAGATCTATCATCCTAATATTGCTCCAAATGGTAATATTTGTTTAGATATATTGAAAGAGCATTGGAGTCCGGCATTAACGGTCTCTAAGATATTGTTAAGTATAAGTTCACTTTTAACGGAACCGAATCCGGATGATCCATTGGTATCAGAGATTGCAAATCAATATAAGCATGATGTAAACAAGTTTAACGATATTGCTAGAAGATGGACGGAATATTATGCAGCTGGTTAAGCCTTTTAGGAGAAACCCTAAAGGTCTTTTTAGCCTCCCTACCTGAAGATGTCACTTAGTTCAACTTTAGAAATAAATTGAAAAACTTAAAACTGAGTTTATTTTAAATATTAGAGAATAAATGACTACGAGTAAGTATACGAATACTGCTGAATTTATTTATTTTTATGTAACGGAGAAAGAGTGGATTAACTTTACTAATAGTGTATTAACTTCATGTTTTTTTACATTAAATTGTTCGAATCTAAACGAATCGAAAAAAACATATAAGTTTGGTGTTTTTTATGCAAGATATTATGTTGGTAATGGTGTATATCATTATCATATAACGAATGATACCAGAAGATTGATATGTAAATCTTTAAAGGATAAATATGGTATTAATAGTCAAAGAAATTATATTATTTAGTTGAAAGTATTAATCATTTTTTCTTATATTAAAACAAAACAAAGTAAATATAAGATTCTTTCGTAGTTTTTGTAGACAATCTCAATGCTTCAATGCACCATCCTGAGGTTTGTATGTAGCGATGTTCCAAAATTTGATTACCATCTTTCTAAATTCTAAAAGAACCTTATAGATATACTATGGAAATTCAGCTTTACATTCCTCCCAGATCTGAAATTGTTTGTAATTCATATAATGTAATGACAATTTATAATTCTATAGGATTTTGGTTTAATCCAGATCTACATCTTGCAATTCCAATGGTAAAAATACCCATGTCACACAATAGAAGTATTCAATCTCAAAATAGAAGTATTCGATCTCAAAATAGAAGGATTTACCGTGAAAGGGTGGCACTTAAGAAAAAACGAATGGATGCTATCAATGTTATTGAAAGATGGTGGCAAGTCATTCTTGCCAAAAGAATGTTGAATCGATTGAAACTTATAAATGAAATTCATTTATTGCCACGAATTGGACTTTTATACGAACAAGCTCATCAACATTTCACGTCCTGCTCCAAGTCCAAGTCCAAGTCCAAGGATAGTTCTTCGATTTGATTCTTTTTCAGCATTGTTGTTTTTAGTAGCAGCTCTTTTCTTTCTGATTGATATTTAATTTCGTTTTGTTCAGCGTCAATCACTTTGTAGGAAACCCAACACAAGGATAAGGAGCCGCATTTCGGGTAAATTTCACACAAATTTTTATAGTCCATTCTTGATCAATTTGACGTAAATTTCGATAAACATTGATATCATATTTTGAATGATAAAAGATTAAAGATTTTACGACAGATTGATGTGTTAAATAGGTATTAAAAATTGATTTTAGACTTTTATCTTTATGAATGTGATATAAAAATGACTATGAGTAGATATCAACTGAGTGGAAAAATTAAATACATATTCTTAATAGATAGTGAATGGCAAATTTTTACCAAACAAGTTCTAACATCTTGTTTTTTCACATTACCTTATATTGTACGCACGTCAATACCTAAAACAATAGATAATCATGATATTGAAGCAAGATATTATATAAAGGATGGTTATGTACATTATCATATATCGAATGATACCAGAAGAAAAATACAAAAACATTTAAAAGATGTGTACAACATTTCATAGATTATGAATTAATTTAGTCTTTCTGATACCAAAAAAGAGGTAAAAAATTTACATTAAATTAGTTGCGGGTATTATCATGTAACAAATGAACCAGAAGAAAGATACAAAAATATTGAAAGATCAGCATTTTATCTAATGATATAAAATTGATAAATGATAAAATTGTAGATTTACTGGTCTTCTATAAAATGACAACGAGTAGATATTTTTGTGATGATCTATTCAATTCTTTAATATTAAGTGAGAGTGAATGGAAAACTTTTACTAAAGAAATTCTTACATCTTGTTTTTTTTCAGTTCCTGTAACCAGACATTCTGCGTATCTAGGTGGTAACAGATATATGATATCTTCTAAAAGTATTAAAGCAAGATTTTATCAAAAAGATAAGATTGTTTATTATCATGTCACAAATGATAGCAGAAAGATTATACAGAGATATTTAAGAGAAAAATATAGTATTTTATAGTTTGATCCTATACAAAAAATGATTTATCTTTGTAAATATGTTTTATATATAAAAATAAATACTTTAATTTTATTGCATTATGACTATGAGTAGGTATAACATGGACAGTCAACCTTTTCAGACTATATATGTGAATGACAAATACTGGGATCTCTTTTGTGAGAGCATACAAACATCTTGCTATTTTTCGTATCCAGTCACAAACAAAGACGAATCGAAAGGATCCGAAACATTAATCTCTTCGATAAATGTATCATCAAGATTTTATATTAAAGAGAATATCATATATCATCATGTTACAAATGATGCTCGAAGAATAATATGTAAACACTTGAAAAGGTATGGCTATATTTAAAAAAATGATTTTATTATAAAACCGATATTCTTCATTATCTACAAAATCAATATGACAGAAAGCAGATATAAAGGAATGACTATGGTTAGACAACTATCTATGACAGATAGAGAGTGGTTTACTTTTCTAAAAGAAATCCCATCATCATGCTACTTTAAAGTATCGAATTATCTTCCTATAGCAGAAGAACAGTCGCTTTATTCTGTATCTAATAAATGTGATATTGAAATAAGGTATTATAGTGACGATGATAATACATATTATCATATTACGAATGATTCACGACGGAAAATACATAGATTTTTAAGTCATTTGATAAAATAGCTTTCAATTATTGTCATAAAAGAGAAAATATTTATATTTAATTTAAATATAAATATAGTGCGTATTAGCAATACCAATCAAAAAATCTTTGCATATACTATAATGTTGAATAATAGAATATATATTATAATAGCAATTCTAATATTAGGTCTAATCATATATAAATATAATGATAAGACTATACAGCAACAGCAGCAGCAACCGTATAAGGGTGAACAAACAGGAGGTTATGATTATAACGAAGACTTAAAGAATTGTAATCAACCGTTTAATTGCTGTGACGATTCATCTAATGTTAAAGTCCAGAAATATATCAAGGGTAACATAAATAACTGTGCAAAGGCGTTAACATCACCAACTTTGACGGGTCAATCTCCACAAAATAGTGCAGGATCATTTTCAAATCTTTCTGGATTATTTAATTTAAAAGTTAATGCAAATGCAGGAGCATTTACTGACAAAGCAATATTCGATAATGTGGAATCGGATGTAGTTGAGAGTCCATGTGGACCAGTCTCAACGTTTAATGCATATGCGTCGCCATATGCAATTTCCAATACAAATAATGTTGTAACGAATATAATGGATAATGCAATTCCGCCACATATGATCACACAAGTAGAACTTATAAGACATGCCCCATATGGTAAACCAGAATTAAACCCAATACCTGTAAATGCATTACCAGTAGAGAGTCCATGTAATTTCGAATCTGAAAAGACGAATCTGTCGAGTTTTTTTAGAAGGAATACGAATATCTTCTTTAAGGATGAGCAACAGTTTCCAATCTGTCAGACGGCTTGGCCAGCAAAGATGGATTGTCTAAACAATATCATGTATAATACAAGTTTATCGCCAAAAGAGCATTATATCGTCAATAAGATTTAATAATATTTTATAATTTAATATTGTATTGTTTATATGAGGTGAGATAATGAAAGAATGAACTCCATCTTTTGCCGCCTACTGCAATTATGCTGCCTTTGTGCTCACCATTTAGGATAATGTACTCAAATTCTCCACATCCATATTCGCCAATTACGATTGCTCCTGGTACAAAATCATAACTACCTATTTTTTTATAATAAAATTCGTATATTTCATCATCTTCTTTATCATCTTTATCCATATCTTCTTTATTTTTAGAGACTTTAGCTGTATCCTCTTCTTTTTCATACAATTTATAATTTTTAACGATTGAATCATTAAAATCGACGATAGCTTTATTATAGCAATCCAAACATATATGTGAATCAAGATTCCAGTTATAGTAATATGGAAAATCTTTTATCCTTTTATTACAGGTTTTAAACCATTTATCTTCTAAATTTTGATTTATATATGAATCAGATTCTGAAGCTGTAAGTGAGCTATCAGTGTTTGAATTAGAATCTGATTCAGAATTGGATTCCGAATCTGATTCTGATTCTGATATTTCAACTCTAGGTGCAGAATCTAGAGTATTTGAATAATTGGATTTATAGATACTAAAATCATCTGATCTTGTATCACATACAAGATCATAGTCTGTTACATTATCTATATATGGTCTTTTAGGTATATGAATAACTTTGTGATTCATATAACCACACCTATTTTCTTTATAACAAGAATCGCATAAGTCTTGATTACAGGTATCGCATTGATGCAAACAGTCTGAAATAATTTTAGTGCATAAAGAGCATTTTTGAATTATAAATTCATTTGCATCAACACATCTCTTCACCCAATTACTTGGTTTAATTGAGAATGTAGGTCTAACCAGGATTGGAAAGTCTTTTTCATTCTTTATGTTCTTGAGAGCACAGTATCTGAAATATTTGTTAGGATTAATATATCTGCAATCTCTAGATTTCTCATATTCGAATATCCATGGTTTCTCTAATCTGTCCTTTGCTTCCGCTTCAGCCAGATCAGGAACGCATCCTAAAAGATCTTTTATATCTGATAAAGAATCATTACTATTAAATATTGGATGATCTTTACATAAGTCTATGTAGCCACAGCGTATTTTAGTATGATCAGGTTGCTTATCTTTACTATAATAATCATCATAGAACAAATTATAGTCATAAATATTAAAGAGACTTCCATAGTATTTACCAATCCATCTAGAAATATATAAGAGATAGAATTTGAGTGAGATTGGAAGATAGATTTTGTTTAATCTTTCGAATTCTTCTAATCTGTTCTTTGGGTATGGTGGTAATAAAAGAACACTTATATCATAGGATTTGTTGAAAGCTTGATAATCGAGTTTATCATAGACTGATTTACGGTATTTCTCTAATACTTTCACTTTCCAAACCTGAAAGAATTCCATTCTTGCAGTAAAATATGGTGTATCATCTATGAAGTTAGTATCAATCTCATGGAGTTTAGATTCTTTCCACATATCATATTCCTTAATTGATAATGTATTATTCATGTTTTACCACCTAAATATGTAATTTAGCTCAAAGAGGCAACCAATTCATCATTTTTTAAAATTGATTATAAATTATATGCTTTTTATTTTATATTTAAATCATAAATATATTGCAGATGACAGAAACTGTAGAAACAAAGTTTAGAATAGTTCAAATGGCATATCTTGGTGGAGAAAGTATGCGTAATACATTATTCATCCAGAGTGATGAATTGAACGACCCACATATCAACAAGTTAATATTAGCAATAGATCTATTAGAAGGGATGTATGAATCCTATCAATCTACTCAAACATTTACAATGAAAGAGTTAATGGAGTTCTTTAACAATCCTTTATTTAAACTGCATTACCTAGGAGTACCATCAGCTTATGAGGAGGAGAGGATTTACATATTAAATGGTAAGTTTACATTTCCTTTTGATCTAGGATTATTAGAAGAGTTGAGTAGTGAAGAAAAACAAGGATATAGGGATGAAACATATATGAAATGGAAAGATTCAGTGCTTAAATCATTAAAGTATCCTGAATGGCATAAGGTTTGCGAAAGTATTAAAGAAATCTGTTAAGTTTTTCATGGGAAGAAAGATTTTTAAATAAAAAACTTTTACGATTAATTTACGATTAAATTATGTTATTTTTACGATTAATCAATCGTAAAAATAAAACTGCTGATACAGGATCCAGCGTTTTTTTTAATCTTTAAAATTTAGATTAATCAATACTAAATCAATAGAAATTAAGTTTGAAAATAGAATATGCGCCAAAATATTACATTTTTTTTGTAATACAACTTATAGATAAAACAGATATGGTAGCAGATAATAAAGAAGAAAAATTATTAGGTGAATGGAAGACACAAGATGATGAAACCAAGGAAGAAAAAAGCCATGTTTGCTTTAAATCTGTGACAGTTGAAAATGAAAATAATAAGAAGACGATAGAGGCTTTTATTACAAAGCTTTTAAAATTACCAGCTGATACAAAGTTAAGAGTTGGCAGATTTGCTGGACAACCTGTCGTTGGTTCCAAGGTTATCTGGGACCTTGTCCCTTATGAAAATTATTGGTCATGTGGTACGATTATAGATCCAATGACTGGATCTGAATATGGTTGCAGTGTATGGTTTGAAAATGATAATTACGATGAGCTCTTTGTAAGAGGGAAACACTGGACGGGTCTATTTCGAACGCAGAAATGGTACAGATGTTCAGACAATAAATAATAACAAAATATATCAAAGTATATGGTAGAGTTTTCCTCCCATTTATGGCTTTTTAAAAACTTAAAAAAGATGCTATTAAAAACGAGCCATATAGTTGATATAGTTTTCCTGAGGTTTAAAGACTTCTTCATTTAGTTGTCGAATAAATGTTTTGAATGTATATTCTTTGTTCATTGCATCACCACAAATTCTTTCAGATATCTTTTTAAAACCTTCAAATGACAATATAACTACATCAACAATTTGATCTTTGTATATATTCCATTTATCTCCTCTATCATATCTTGCAACCTGTTCGCCATTATATTTATCAAGAATCCTATAAAACCAGTCTTCATCATCCAGACATATCATATTATCATTTGGCTTTTCATCAGGACTTTCTGGTATGTATTTAAGTACACAAACAGGATGATGAGACCTATATCCATCTACGATTTTCAAGTCAGGAACATACCAAGTCAGTCTCTTTCCTGTTACTGGATGTTTGCATGATATCATGTATTTTTCATCTTCATCGTTTTCTTGTTCATTCATTGTCTATTATCTTTTTCCTTTTGTTTAGTGAATAAACAAAATGAATATATAATTTTTCATTTTTTGTATATATGATATAATCATTCGTAGTCTTTAATTTGTATTTTAAAATTATTATTGTTAGTTGCATTACTATTGTAATGATTGTAATCATCATTTAAAATCTTTATGCCCATACCAGAAACAGCAGTATCATAATTAGCAGTATCCATATCATCATCATCATTATCATCATTATCGACAATTATATCAATAGCAGGTCTTGTATACATATCATATTCTGTGAAAGCTTCTGATACAACATCATTATATTTACGATAAGTATTATAGTTTTTATCTGGTTCTGGATCAAGATCCAGATTCGGTTCTGGATCAAGACCCAGATTCGGTTCTGGTCTTGGGTCTGTGTATGAGTTTAGTTTAGGTTCTAATTTCTGATTATTATGCTCTGTACCATGGTCATTCTTTAATAAGTTTAAGTTATGATTCATCTCAGCTTTTAAATCTAAGTCGTAGTCTTTCTTTTGTTTAATATAGCATACATCACCAGCGCAAACAATTTCAGGATTATCGTTTATATTCTTTGTCATTGCTACATTAATTTTTTTAACCTTTTCATCTGCTATTCTTTCAACCTCATCAACTCTTTCAACCTTATTGACCTTAACAACATTAGAAATCTTATTGACATTTTCAACATTATCAACCTTATTGACATTATCAACTCTTATTGGATTTGTCACAACTGTATTCTTTTTGTATGCCATATATAAACCATAAATTAAATCTAATGTTAAAAATAAGCTGAAAGGATAAATCAAATAATTATATTTATTTAAAAGATATATTAGTATTGGTATATATGCCATTGCAAACATAATAGCTCTTTCCCAGTTTAAATCTATAAATAAAATTAATAATGAAAATATCATTTTTATAAATAGATACAATTTTTTAATTAACTCAATTAGAACTTATCATTTCAAAATTGATGTATATTATTGCTAATTTTTCGATTTAAATATTTTTAATCTTAATGACAGATTTAAAAACGTTTTTAGCAAAACATTCAAGTAAGACCATCACAAACGTTACAAGTTTAGATAGTAAATGGGGTGGTAAATGGTTCATACCAAGAGAGAATTATCATGAATTTTTAGAATTATATTATAAAGAAATTTTAAACAATAATTATAAATTCGTTGAAAAAAAGGTAGATAACAATGAAATTTTTCGTATGTTTGCAGATATTGATATTTCAAAAGATGATATTAAAATATATTTTCAACAGGGATTACCAGACAATTTAATGTCATCCATAGTTGAAATATATAAAAATATAATTTCTGAATTATTTATTATTGATACTACTTATGTCAATCCAATAATCAGTTGCAGGGCCAATCAACCTTCTAAATGTCATTTACAATGGCCAAACTTGATAGTTAATAATACATATGGTAAAATAATAAGGGATAAAGTTTTAGCTTTAATAAAATCTTATCATTCAGGTGATTGGGAAAAGTGGATTGACAAAGCTTCTTATACGTGCACTGGTTTAAGAATGTTAGGGTCATTAAAAATGCATGAAAGAAAGGCTGATCGTTATTATGTGATAACTGGCTTTAATGAAAAGAATTCTCCTCAAAATCTACAGTCTCTAACTTTAGATAGTATTAAAAATACTAGTATAAGAGTTTTATCTGATAATGAACAAATAACAGAATTAAGTGATGCTGGAAAAGAGTGTCTCAAATCATATGATTCAAATAAAATAGTTGTTAAAGCAGTGAAAAACATAGATAATATTCCAACAGAAATCATAAATGATATGAGAACCGTGAGTAATATATCATATGATATCCCACCACTTACAAAGCAATATATTGAAAGAGCATTCATGAATTCGTGGACTACTGCAAATTATAGTCCAGAAGTTTTGGAATCATTTTCAATTGGTAAAATAATAATGGTAGAAGATTATTACACAATGCTAAATCGAAAGAAAATGTTGTGTCCTATTAAACGTGATTTTCATAAGAGGGAGTGTAGTTGTAATTATCATGTTATGGGACCAGATGGAACATACATAAAATGTTATGATGAAGCATGTAAGGGAAAGCGATATCCAGAAATAGCTATTCCATTAGAACCAGAGGTTAAACAATTTTTGTATGTAAACAATATTACAATTAATAACAATATTACAAATAACAATAATGGAGTAATAAAATCTTGCTCATCAGTTGAATTAAATTTTATGGAAGATATAAATAAAATTTCCATATTTTCTGATGAAAAAAAAGATAAAATATTATTAAAAGCTTTAAATGGTGGTGAAGCTAGTATGGCTTTCTTATTGCATAGTTGCTTTCATGATAGATTGCATTATTCTAAATATGATGGGTGGTGGTATTGGACTGGGTCAGTTTGGAGGCCAGAAGATGGTGATATTATAAATTTATTGTATAATGAGATTGGTGATAAGCTTTTAAAAATAGTTAGAGATAAATATGATCAATTAGATGATAAGATGTTAACTAATAGTGATAATAATTATGCAAATAAAAAGAATAATAAAGATGCAAAACTCTGTCAAATAGATACAATTATAAAAAAATTAGAAACTAAGGAATATAAAAGTAAAATCATATCTGAGGCTGAATGGGTTTTTGCGCAAAATAGTAAAATAAGAATTACTCAGCTATTAGATACAAATCCACATTTAATTGGCTTTATGAATGGAGTATATGATTTAGAAAAGATGGAATTTCGTAAAATAGAATATAATGACTATATTAGTATACTTTTAGATTATGAATATGATAATGATGTACCTGATTCTGAAAAAATAGCTGTTAACAACTTTATAGAAAGTATCATGCCTGATAAACATGATAGACATTATATGTTAAAATTATTAGCAACAGGGTTGATAGGTAAAAATTCTGATGAACTATTTCATATTTTTACTGGGTCTGGTAGAAATGGTAAGAGCAAATTATCAGAATTATTAAAATATACTCTTGGTGACTATTTTGAGTCAGTTAGTTCAAGTTTTCTTACAGCTAAAATATCTTCACCTAATCAAGCCTCGCCACACTTAATGGTTTTAAGAAATAAAAGATTAGTTATTGGATCAGAACCAGATCACCATTTTAAGTTGAATGCAACTATAATAAAAGGTTTGTCGGGTAATGATGAAATCATTGGGCGTAAATTGTATGGTGAACAAGTAACATTTCGACCATTCTTTAAAATGATATTATTATGCAATAATATCCCTGAAATCGATACAACTGATGCGGCAGTTTGGTTAAGATGTAGATGTTTAACGTTCCCGACCAGTTTTGTAATTAATCCACAGTTATCACATGAAAGACAATTAGATAAAACTCTGAGCCAAAAATTACCTTCCTGGAGATTAGCATTTTTCCATCTATTGTTAGAAAATTTAGTGCACTATAATAATGAAGGATTAAAACCTACCCCTAACATGTTAAACAGAACACGTGAATATCAAATTGACTCTGATATGTATTTACAATGGCTTAATGATAGAACAGAAAAATGTGATGAAAATGTTCACACAAGTGTATTATATGAAGATTTTAAAAATTGGCACATTATGAATTGTGGTAATAGAAAGGTTCCGATTGCATCTCATTTTGTTAAAGGTATAACTCAACATGTACAGGTACATAAAAACATAAGAATTAACGGATCAAATAAACAAGGAGTCGAAAAATTGCGTTTATTAAAGAGTGATGATAAAGTTACTCAACTAAAGAAATCAGATGGGAATATAATCGATTTGCAATCAACTTTACCAGACTCAATATATTTATTAGAACTAACAAATGGAAAATATTATGTAGGTAAATCAAAAAATGTTGAAAAGCGATATTTAAAGCACAAAAATGGTGAGGGAGCACAATGGACAGCATTATATCCACCTATTAAAGAGCCAATAATATTAAAAACTAATGCTGATATTTTCGATGAAAACACTTACTTTAAGAAATATGTAATTGAATATGGTATAGAAAATGTAAGAGGTGATTCATATTGTCAGATTCAACTGTCTACTGAATATAAAAATCAACTTATAAAAGATATAGATAGTGCACTTGATCAATGCTATTTATGTCATAAAAGAGGACATTTTGTAAACAATTGCTCATTAAAAATCATAATCACTAACAAATCCTGATGCAATAGGATTTTGATCTTTGGTAAGGGTATTGATTAAAATGGATGGTAACTGATATTCTATTAAGAATTAATGAATAACAAACATTTAACAAACAAAGACATATGGAAATATAATCCATGAGATTTATCCTAATATTCCTAATGATAATTGGATTGCTTATCAGGTAGGTGTAAAGGGGTATTGAGATCATTAAAATTTCATCAAATATGGCTTTTAAAAATTTAATTTGATCTTTTAATTCTTGTAAAAATGACAAGAATCCTTGTATAAAAATAAACACCATCATAAAAAACTTTAAAAAACTATTAAGAGCTTTTTATGATGTTATATTAATTTCATTGTAATTCTTGTCAAAATTTATTAAAATTCTCCCCAAGGAAAAAGTCTTAAAAATTGAGAGTTGAGATTTTAGAGTTTGGCTAAATTTAGACTAATATATTTTTCCCAATTAAAATAGAGATTTTTGCAATACAATCTATTTTAGTTTAAGAGAGTTAACACCCTGTTTACTACAATTGTTTGTCCATACACCTTTTTTAACATTTACATGTTTTTTTAAACCTTTTGCAAATTCAAGCTGACTAATACATTTCTTTCCAATATTTAAATCTGCATACCAACCTATGTAATCATTATACATCTCACATGTATGTAGATGAGTAGTAGCTGGTTCAGTTCTTGCAGTAAGCCATGCAAGTACAAGATCTGACTCACCCTGATATTCATGAGTTCGTTCCACCATATTAGGTGTCATTTGCAGATTTTCATTCTTCCAATGAAGAAAATACTCTATCAATATATTAAAAAAAATTGCTTTCCAACCAGGAATCTTCTTAGATATCTCCTTATCTATTTTTCTTTCATGCGCCTCTTTTGGTGTATCTACGAATTTTGTAGGAAAGTCTAAACATCTACACCTTAACCAGATTGCTGGTTCTGATGTGTTAATTGTAGGAATATCATTACATAATAATATTATTTTAAAATATGGTTTAAAAGATTGCTGTTCACCATATAATTTTCTACCAGATATCTGATCATTACCTGATAATTGTTTTATAATTGTTGAATTTAATTTACCTTCATGATCAGGTTCAGAACTAATGACGATTCGCGCCTTTTTAAGACTCATAAGTTGTGGACTCGCCTGTTCACCACACCCTATCTTACTCGTTAAGAAACTAGAACTTACTGATGTTATATAATCTCCAAGGGTGGCATTTAAAAGCTCTATCAATTTGCTTTTACCATTTCTTCCAACACCTGTAAATATATGGAAAAGCTCATCTGGATTTTTGCCAATTAACCCTGTTGATAATAATTTTAATAGATAATGCCTATCATCTTTATTTGGCATGATACTTTCTAAAAAGCTTGTAATTTCCTGTTCAACGTTTTTCATTTCATCATCATATGATGATTTATGAATATAATCATAATTCGTACTCTGACTAATATAATCCTCTGGTTTTCCGGATTCAAATGTCATTGATTCTAGATTATAGACACCATTGTTAAACCCTATCAAATATGGGTTAGTATCTAATTTTGATATTATGTCAATATTATCTATATCAGAATATACCCAAGCTGATTCTTTAAGTACTTTATTCTTAAAGTCTCCAGCATCTAACTTATTTAATAATTTATCTATTTGTGCTACTTTTTTTAAATTATCTTTTATATTTATCGCATATTGTTCTCTAATTTTATTAATTAATATTGGTATTGAATTGTGAATTAATCTTAATAAACCTGTATCTCCATCTTGTTTCCATCTAACACCATTCCACTTCCACCACCCTGTATTTTTATGATAAATCCATTTTTTATCAGTTATGATATGCAACAAATGTGCCAAGTTCGTATCACTACCATTTAATGCTTTTAATAATATTATATCTTTATCTTTATCCTTGTAGTGGGATATTCTAGGATAATCAGATACAAAATCTAATTGATTACTATTAGATATAGTATCTGAGCTCGTGACTGTATCAATATAATTGTTAGTTATTGTACCATTGTTAATGTTAATATTAATAAAAATATATTTTTTATGTTCATCTGATATTGGTATAGGAATATCAGGATAAGTACATCCTTTACATTCCTCATCATAACACTTTAAAGTTGTTCCATCAGCTGTTAGACAATGAAAATGACAAGGTGTTAATCGCTTATGATATGCACCTTTTATTAAACATGGAAGTCTTATCTTATTTGACATACAAAAACAATTACCAAACTGCTTAACATCTCCCAAGGTAAATAAATCAATTATTTCTTTAGGATAATAATCAGTCGTCCATGATTTTGCGAACACATCTCTAATATATTTTTGTTTAAATTCTGGTAGAGGCTCTTGTTTATCAAGAATTGATAGTTTCCCACCTTTATCTGAATGAATAGTTATCTGTTTATCATGTTTCATCATATCCTCACCCTCCTTTGTTAGAGATACCAGTTTATCTGAATTATAAACTCTAATACTTGTTAAAAGTATATCAGATTCTTTGCAAGTATGAACTGGATTTAAAGGGTGATTAAATTCATCGTATGATGATATGATATGATATCTATCAGTAAAATCAGTCTCATTCCTCTTTAAAGACCCTAATAATCTAAGCCCAGATAAAGTATAACAATTATTATCAATCCATTTCACCCATATATTTTTAGGAATGTTAAGGCTTGAAAAAGCACCAAGCAACTTATCAATCGTTTTTTCTCTAAGTGAACTTGCAATTGAATTTGAGACTACTAATTTAGGCCAATTTAAATGACATTTTAATGGATTGCTCAGTCTACAACTGATAATTGGATCAGTATTTTCATCAGCAGTTTCTAGATAAAATATTATAGTTTCTTTATAAATACTAATAATTGTGTTCATAAAATTAGGATACTCCTTATCTTTTATGTATTTATCATAATCATCCTCTGATATATCAATATCAGCACAAAAACGAAAAAGTTCAGTTGGGTCTGACTTCTTTTCCACTAATCTAATTATATTCTTATTTGCTATAACAGCGGAATATAATGTTAAAAACTCTAAATATTTAGAAGGCGGTATTAACCACTTACCACCCCATGCACCAGATAGACTGGTAACATTAGTAGCTTTATCAGTCTTACAAGATTCAAGAAATTGTCGCAATTTTTCCATATTTAATATTATAAAACCCTACTAAAGTCTAAAATCTCAGCTCTCAATTTTTCCCAAAAAAATATAGAAATAAATTTGCAATAAATTTGACAAGAATTACAATGAGCTATTATAACTGCATATTTAGTTTTTAAAAACATAATTTTCCTTGGTATGGTCTCGAGAAAATCTGACAAGAAAATTATTTTAATTAATATTGCAACTTAAGGAGAATCTTATAATAAAAAATAAATTAAACTAATAAATAGGAGTTGACAATGACAGAAAATGAAAATAAGAAAATTAGCAGATCCGAACTTAAAAAGAAATTACATCAAAAGATGGAAAGCACTAAAGCAATGCATAATGTACGCAGCAAGATGATGTCAATGAAGACGAAACCAGATTTATCCAACATTGACAAGATGAGTAAATCAGAACTTAAAGATTTAGCTAAATTGACGGGATCTACGGTCGAGCAATTATCAGAAATATCTAAGAGTATGCAAATACAAAATCTTCTTACAAAGAACCAAAAAACAATAACAAATCTTAATGATGATTTTAGTGATATTAGAATTGAAAATAGGAAAGCTTTTGTTGAATCAGAAATGAAAGCTGGTAAATTTAAAGATGGTACGCCTCAAGAACTAAAACTCATTCACTCTTTTATGGATAAACTTAAGAATGAGAAAGATAATCTGCCACACATACATAAAGATAAACTCAAATCATGGGTAATCTTATATCACAAATTACATGGTCTAGGATTGGAAAGAACTCCAAAAAATGCCAATGAATGGAAAGAATATGGAATTAGTCCAGATGAAATTTTAACTAAAGTTCAATATAATAATGAAATACGAGATGAACAAGATCTATCAGATTTATCAGACTTATCAGATGATGAATAGAAAACAATTCAAAATTCTTAAACTACAAATAAATCCTGGATACTGTATCAACGATTTTATTCTTACGATTAATCAATAGTAAATTAATCGTAAAAATATCATAATTTAATCGCAAATTATTAAGGTTCAACGTTTTTCCCAAAACCCTTTTAAAAGGGTTCATCGAATAAACCGGTTTCAATCACTTTGCTATAAACTGCATTTGCAGATTCATTAAAAGATCGAGTCTCTGCTATATCGCCTGGATAAAGAGCATAACTAATCGAGCCATGCATTTCATGTTTACCACCATCTTCTCTTCTCCAATGTTCAAGTTCATGTATAAGAGTAGAAGAAGGCATATGCATACCGAATATTTTCTTCCATACATCATTTTTCATATCAATCTCATCAATTAAAGCAAGTGTTATAATCTTTTTGTTTTGTAGCAGTGTTCGGAATTCGATAAGATCTTTAATTTCTAGAGTATCAATATTTAAATAGATTTCATTAGTAGCTTTAGTATAATAACCAGCAAGATGTGATTCTGGGTCATTAATAATTTTTAAGGTGGGTGCATTTAAATTATTCTCTTTAATTTTTGCTTTTTTAATCATATTTACATATTTATTGATCCAATTCTGTGTAAAATCGGAGAACCATTTTAAATCATTATCTATAAAAGCCTTTAATGCTTTCTTATTAATTTTAAAATCATTGACAGTGCCTTTATCACTATCTTTCTTAATATTCTTATTCTTAGGTACTAGCCATTTTGTAACAACTTGTATACAGTATTTCTTTACAAGATTAGAGGTTGGATTATAAGTCTTATTTAAGAACTCAGAAATTTCGTCGGCTTTCTCTTTATATAAGTCTTTGCCAAGTATTTTAATACATTCTGTTATAAGAGTTGCGATGCTCTTTTGTTTATCAAAGTTAACATTTTTTAGATAGTCTACAGGTTTTCTCCACGATGTCTTATCTTTTTGTTCATAAAACATAAGCTGGGAAGCATCTCCATCAGAGAACAAATGATCTAATCTTACCTTACCATCATCTTGGTAAGC